TCATATAAACCAGTAACTTAAAACATTCTAAAAATGGAATACTAATACCTTGTTTACTTATAAAGAACAGCTAGAGACACTTAAACCTATCAAGCTACGGGATGGGCAGACTAAGCGTATTAATTGTCCATTCTGTGGTGGGCATAAGACTATGGGTATCAGTAACAAGGAAGGCAGAAAGGTATGGCATTGCTTTAAGGCTAGCTGTGGCCTGAGAGGCTCAGAGAACGTAGGAATGACCTTATCAGGTATCCGGCGCCGGGTTGATGGGGAAAGCTCCTCAGTGAAGCCTACAGGCGCTGTGATGCCAGAGATGCTATCTGATCCCAGGCAACATCCTTCTGCAATGAATTACCTGGAATCGGTAAACTCACTTCAAGCTTTAGAAGATGGCTACGTAGATATAAAATACAGCCCAGCGCAGAAGCGAGTGATATACATGATGCCTCATGGTAACGGCGGCGTTGGTAGATCTCTTATTAATGAAAAGCCTAAATGGAAGAACTATGGAGATACTACAGGCTTATTAACTATTGGAAGAGGTAAGGTTGCAGTTGTGGTTGAAGACGCTGCGTCAGCTGCTAACATATCCCAGTTCACGTTTTGTTCAGGTTGTGCTTTACTTGGGACCACGATAACCTCTCAACAGAGGGCGGAATTATTACACTTTACTAAGGTAATAGTGGCACTAGATAAGGATGCATCTCGAAAGGCAATACGTTTAAAGAGTAAACTTGAAGGAAGAGTTGAGACTAAGGTGCTGCTACTTGAAGATGATATTAAATATCTTTCTCCTGAGTCTCTAGAAAGGATGTTGTTGTGAAAGCCCGAGGATTGATCCTACTGGATTATGAATTACCAGGTGGATTTAAGGATGCTGCTGAAGAACAGCAAAAGCTTGAAGCTGCTATGAAAGAGTTAGCCCGGGGAAATCCTCGGGTTGTATATCATCAGTGTGATATTAAAGAACGTAGGGGTGATGGACACCCTGATATCACCAAGTTAAAAATACGAACCTCTTAACTAAGTTTATACGTTAGAACGATAAAGCCTTGAGAATAAAACTCAGGGCTTTATTTTTATCTGGCCTAGTGTAGTATAGTTACCCTAAGAGATACATTAGGGGAAATACATGTTAGACACGAGTTTTCTAAAAAGTCTGCTGTCCTACGACTTCTATGAAAAAAATAAAGAAAAACTATCGAAGCAGTTATTCGAAGAGGACATTAGAGATCTATACCAGGTTATTACCTCAGCTCACGACAAGTATGAGCATGATCTATCAACCGACGAGCTTATGTCTCTTTGGTCATTACACAACCCTGTAGCTACGAAAGCAGAGAAGCGTGAGATCTATCACCTGATTGAAGATATCAAAGAGGCTGAGCCTATAAGCAGAGATATAGCATCAGATAGTATAGAAACCCTTTGGCGCCGTTATGTAGGTAAGTATGTAGCTGAGATCGGCTTACAGGTGTCCGAAGGTAATACTGAATACTGGACTAAGCTGTTGGACTTTGTAGATCAGCACAGAGAAGGCTTTCTACCCGATGATATAGGTGAACCAACCACATTAAGCTTAACAGAAATTTTAGAGCAGGAAGAGAAAGAAGGCTACTTAGAGTTTAATCTTACACCTCTGGCCCGTAAGATTCCTGGTCTATCACGCCGTAAGTTCGGTATCATCTTCGCTAATTCTAATACAGGTAAGACAGCCTTTGTACTTACCCTGGCTCTTGGCCCGGGCGGCTATGTAGATCAAGGGCATAAGGTTCTTGTGCTGGGTAATGAAGAAGCAGCTACAGACACCGTACAGCGTGCGTATGGTACAGCGCTGGGGCTTACTAAAGAGCAGCTAAGAGAGAACCGAGAACGTAATACAGAGATCTTTAACTCTAAATTTAAAGATAAGTTTATCATTCACGGTACGCAAGATTGGGATATGTCTCGGATTGAGGCGGCTATTAATAAGTATAAGCCGGCAGCCGTGTTTGTGGATCAGCTGGATAAGGTTCATGTTGCAGGTAAGTACAACGCCACCCATGAAAAGCTGGGTGAGATCTATAGACAGGCACGCGAAGTAGCTAAAAGGCAGAACTGTGTCTTCTGGGGTGTTAGCCAGGCCAGTAATGAGGCTACCGGCAGAACTCGGGTGACCTTTGATATGATGGCTGGCAGTAAGGTTTCTAAAGCCGCTGAAGCTGATTTGATCCTGGGCGTAGGAAAGCTTCAAGGTAATGAAGAAGGCGGTGTAGAGGATCCTACTCGCTGGATTACTGTTTCTAAGAATAAAATAAATGGATGGCACGACACAATTATTTGTCAGCTGCATCACGAGGTGTCGCGCTATGTCGAATAGGATCTTCGTTGGTGACTTAGAAGTTAAAGTTAGCAGAATAGATGGAGAGATCGACAACAGCCCAAAGAACCCAGATAACTTTGCAGTGTCAGCACACTGGGTAATCATCGAAGATGGCGTCATTGGCCCGATCAATCATCTTGTATGGAACCATAAAGAGAAAGCAGTATCGGATAGCCGTGTACCTTTGCAGGAAGCATTGAACAGCTGCCATAAGGGTGTGTTCTTCAATTCAAAGTTTGATGAGAGCTGGCTGCTTGATATGGGTTTTGATTTGCCTGAGATTGAGTGTGCTATGGTGCGTGAGTTTATGATCGCTCAAGGCAGACCCTGGCAGCTATCCCTTAAAGCTACAGCTGAACGCCGGGATGTTACTCGTAAGAAGTCAGACCTGGTGGACGAAATGTTTAAATCAGGCACGGGCTTTGAGGAAATGCCTTTAGATGTCGTGTTGGAGTATGCAGAGGCAGACGTAATCAGCTGCGCAGAGATATACTTACAGCAAGAGGAAGAGTTCAACTCACCTGAGTATCGTGAGATGCGCCCAGCGCTGGATCTAATGCACGACATGCTGCAATTTCTAGTTCACATAGAAGATAACGGCTGTGCGATTGACCTGGATGCACTGGAAGAGGTTGAGCAAGACTTTATCACAGAGAAGACCTCGTTAGAGAAAGATCTAATGGGACTACTCACCGGGATTATGGGTGATACTGTTATCAGCCTAAGCTCTGGCGCCCAGATGAGCCAGGTTTTCTATAGCCGTAAGGTGATTGATAAAGAGCTTCATAAAAAGATCTTTAATATAGGGCTGAAACCTAATGGTAAGCCCCTACCCGTCCCTCGCATGAAACAAAGTGAATTCAATAGCAGTGTGAGATCCACAACAGAGATTGTCTATAAAACTGTCGTACAGTGCTGTGCAGCCTGTGATGGCAAAGGAAAAATCCAAAGGTATAAGGTTAAATACAGGCAGAAAAATGGTAAAAAATATCAAGTACAAGGTGAGCCGTATAAAAGTCTATCTAATTGTAGTGAGTGTAAGGGCGAAGGTGCTTTCTATATCCCTACGAAAGAGAAAGCGGGACTTAAACTTGTACCTGAAGGCGCAGCTGATGCGTCTACGCACGGGTTTAAGACAGATAAGTCTACAATTAAGAAGTTAATCGTCCAGGCAAAGGCTAAAAATAACCTCGTAGCGGTAGAATTCTTAACTAAATATTCTCGTCTCAATGCCATCAACAGCTATTTATCATCCTTTGTCGCTAATATTAAACGTTGGACAAGATTTGATGGTATTCTGCACCCTAACTTCAATCAAACAGTGGCTAGAACAGGAAGATTAAGCTCAAGTAAGCCTAACTTTCAAAACTTGCCTAAGGGATCCAAATTTCCTGTACGTAAATGCATTGTAAGCCGTTTCCCCGGCGGAATGATTGGAGAAATTGACTACTCTGGCCTTGAATTTAGAGTTGCTGGAGAGCTGAGTAAGGATTCACAGATTATTGATGATATTTTATCCGGTAAGGATGTACATAAGCAGACAGCCGCCATCATTAATCAGTGTGATGTATCAGAAGTAACCAAAAGTATGCGCCAGGAAGCCAAAGCCTATACATTTGCTCCCTTATATGGCGGAATGGGTATGAATGAGGCAGAGCACGTACAGACGTACTTCAAAACTTACTTCTCCATCTACAAAGGCCTAGCTGCCTGGCATAAGCGTCTCATGGATGGTGTCTTACAGCATGGCACGGTCACAATACCATCCGGTAAACGGTATATGTTTGAGGATGCCAGGCGCCTAGGAAACGGGCGTATTACAAACGCCACGGCTGTTGTTAATTATCCCGTGCAGGGCTTTGCTACAGCCATTATAATGCAGCTAGCCTGTGTTCGAGCTTTACGAGAGTTTAAGCGCCGACAGGTGAAATCTAAGATCATTCTCACGGTACATGACTCGCTGGTGGCAGACATCTATCCAGGCGAGTTGAATGTAGTCAAAGAGATCTTTGTCTGGTCTATGTCTGAGATCAAAGAAGAGATCAAAGAGCGGTTTTTCTATGATTTTGTGCTTCCTCTGGATGTCGAGATGGAAGTTGGAAAAAATTGGATGGAAATGGAAGAAATTTGTTTGACTTGATGTAACTACTAAGGTAACAGTATAACCCTAAACATTAAGGAGAATAAGGTCCATGAATGATCTTACAGTCATAGATGCAGCTGAGCAGCAACGTCTTAAAGAAATGATGGGAGTTACCGTCGATAGTAACACTGGAACAGAGCGTGTTCCTATGTTGAAAATCAACACTGATACTGAAGACGATGAAGGTAACGAAATACGTCCAGGTACAATTTATCTACGTGATAATGATCCGCTTGCGTATGCAAAAGAGTTTAAGCTGCGTGTGCTAGGTCAGCACTACCAATACATCGAATATAATCCAGAACTGAATAAGACTGTCTGCAAGACAACTATTAATCAGAGCTTGATGAAGAAGCATGACTTTCTGGATACTCGCGGCACACGCAAGTGTGGAATGACTAAGCCTAAATCACAGATGGAAGATTATGAAAAACAGCGTTTTCAAAACGTTACGTGCTTCCGCCAATTACGTGGTTTAGTTTCGTATGAGGGTACTGATAAGCACGGTAACCCTGCAACTATTGAGAACCAACCAGCTATCCTACTTCTTAAAGGTTCAAACTTTATGCCGTTTGAGGAAGAAGTTATTAAGCGTCTTCCTAAAGGTAGTACCTTCTGGGATTTCTGGTTAAATGTAAGCCTTGAACGGCGCAAAACCGGATCAGTTGTGTATTATGTCATGCACTTCGACTTTGATCCGTCTGACGTACAGACATTCGACACTAAAACGGCGGAGACTGTACGTGCATTTGCAGATATGGTGGATCGTGAGAATGAACGTATTCTCAAGGCACACAAAGAAGCCACATCTGCACGCACCAGCGGTGATTATGAAGTGGCAGAGTACGAAGACTTAGACTCAGATTTAGTCTAATGAGTGTACCCGCCATAGAAGAAGAACTTAAAAGCTTTCTTGAGAAAGTTTCTAACGGAGAACCTGTAGACCTTCCCGATCAGGTTGTCGAAGAGTTTGGTGAGCAGCTTAAACAGGCTGTGATTAAGCAATTCACTCCGAGAGATCCTGAATTCAAGCTTCGTCCCTCTAATCTAGGGCGCCCTCTGTGTGTCCTACAAAGAGAGAAGGAGAGCACCAAGGCACCGCCTATGCCATACAATCACGTTATTCGTATGCTTATGGGCGACTGTGTTGAAGCTATTATGCGTCTTCTTCTATCCACCGCTGGGGTGAATGTAACCAGTGATGGTGACCGAGTTAAAATGGACATTAGCGGAGTCACCATCACCGGTGAATCAGATATCGATATTGATGGTAAAGTATACGACATTAAAAGCTGTAGCCCTTGGGCATTCACTAATAAGTGGGCTGAAGGTTATCACGGACTAAAGGCGGATGATGCCTTTGGATATGTCGGTCAGCTTTATGCATATGCAGACGCACAGAAAAAGAAACCTGGCGGCTGGATTGTAGTGGATAAATC